AAACTCTTCAACGATCAAATTCTTTTGACCACGTCTCGCTGTTGCTGACGTTGAGTTCTGAATCTGATAAACCTCCCTGAATTCCCGTGCCTGTATAGACAACCTTGTCTGTTTCGTTGTGTCTGGATAAATTCTTACGGTTGATGTCATGTGTTAAATTTTCGCTGGTGGTTTCGGCCATTTATGGACTAAATTAGTTAATGAATTTGATAGAACATAACATTGTTCTTGTAATGCCATGAAAACGGTTATCATATCCTCTTTTCTTGTTTGAGGATTTTTAAGACTATCATACAACAGCCTTAACTTTAGATCCTGTTCCATCGTCAATTTTGTAATCGGCTCTGGGAGTCCAGGGTATTGGTTTGTTGTTTGTGAAGTCATAATCCTCTACTGTAAGTATCCTTGCCAATCTGGCATTAAGTAAAGCGTCATCTTCAGTTAAATCTTTTTCTTTATAAGTATCGACTACAGTTTTCCAACTATAACCTTTACTTTCGAAAATGGTAGTAGCCCTTTTGATGCCAATACCAGGAATACCAGAATATCCATCTGTTTGATCCCCACTACAACTCTGTACAAGGTGCCATTTCGGTCCATCAGTTTCATTGATGAGTGTGAGGTTTTCCATATCATATAGTCTTCCTGGTATTTGACGCATATCTTTATCAGGAGAACATATAATATTTCCAGGGTTCTTAGTGGCATAGATACCCATCGCATCATCAGCCTCAAGTGTAGGCATTATGATGACTTCATGCATATTCTTTAGTGCATTGATAACTCTTTTGTATCCGCACGGTTTCTTTCGGTTGCGATGACCTTTGTAATCAGCTAAAATTTCTTTTCTAAAATTTGTAGAATCAGAGAAAAATAAGACTACTTCTGGTACATCCCATATGAAATGACTTTTAAGCTTACTTATTTCTCTTGTAGTTGCTTTAAGAGCATCTGAAAATTTACTTGTAACTAAGATTACATCATCACCCCAATCGATTTCTGTTTCAGCTGCAGCACAAGCCTTATAGACTATGAAGTCAGCGTCGATTAGTAGTTTCATAAAGTGTTAGTGGACTTCCGCCCAATTACTTCCCGACTTTGCTTCTGCAGCAATTGGGATTCGTAACTTGTAGTATTCACCAGCTTCTACAGCTGATACTTCTAGGTTAAACATTAAATCCTTTACGGATTCTGGATTTGTTTCATATTGCAACTCATCATGTATAAAGGCTAATTGATGAGTGTGTTGAAAAAAGGGTGCCTTCAGTTTGTCATCGACTAGTACCATCCATCTTTTGGCGATGACCGCCGCTGATCCTTGGAGGAGGTAGTTGAGGGCGGTGTGCCCTTTGTCAACATTGATATGACGACTGTCGAGTCCACGGACATAACCTCTTTCCGCAGCCCGTTTAACGCCCTTAAGCAGATCGGAAAGACCTTCAATGGCGTCAACAAACGCTTTACGGATTTCCTTACCCTTTCTTGCTGCTTCAATTTCCCCAAGGCTACCATCGAAGGATGTGCCGATCTTTTTGTCTCCTGCTCCATATAAGAATGCGTAGGTAACTGTTTTAACTTCTCTTCTACTGATTCCAATTTTATCAGCATTTTCTTGGTGGATGTCGCCGTTAAGTAAGACATCCGCGTACTTACCGCCGTCGTAACGTGCGAGGTAATGAGCAAGCATCCTAAGTTCAATACCGCTAAGATCAGCTCCAACCATGACCATACCTGGCGGCACCGTGAACAAACGACGGAATCTTTCATCACTAGGTACTTGTGCTAGGTTTGGGTTTCGGTGTGATGCTCGGTGTGTAGCACATCCTACAGAGCAATGATGATGAATCCTACTAGCACTCGTACATAATTTGTTCCATGCGTTCACGCCTTCTGAGATCATCCCAAGCTTCTTTGTCAGATCCAAAAGTCTCAGACATTGCTTCGAGAAGGGATTGTTTATCTCGCTCAGAGTAGTCTCGTCTATAATAGGCTTCCCAGTAGTTGTCATCTGGGTTGGTGTCCAGCCAAAATGTGTCTGGAGTATCCATGCGATTTGATCTCGTGATGTAGGATTAAAATCTTTTAGTTTTTGTAGTTCAGCATCTTTTATGTATCCCTGCCGTGCGTTATCTCGTTTAGGAGTGAACAACGCTCCTGCAACGTAAGGGAATTGTTTTCGAAGTAAGTCAGTAGTTTCTTCCAGCTCTCTTCTGAGAGTTGATTCAAGTTCCTGAGATCCTCGTTCATCAAAGTACCATCCATTAATCTCCTGTTGTGTTAGTATTTCAGCTACCTTGTGCTCCATTTGGAGCCAGTCAGGTAGGGGTGGAAGTGGTCGCATAATTTTTTAGTTACAGCAACATCTTGGACACAGTAATCCTCCATCTCTTGAGACCATTCAGACCAATCAGTAGTCTTTCCGAATTCTCCTTTGTATTCACCGAGCCTGTATCCATACGCTTCAAGTGAATGACGTCCATATAATTGTAATGGCATGTGTTTCCAATTACGCTCTTGATCTACTCGCATAAGTCGTGGATGATAGAGGCGACTAAGGAGCAAGGTATCAATAATAGTAGCATTAGTGGTAAAAAAGGGAAAACACTTTCTAATAACTGGTAAATCGTACCCAATAATATTGTGGCCAACAATAACATCAGCTTGTCCGAGGTACTGAACCGCTCGTACAATAGGAGACGACATACCTTTACCAGGGCATTCGTCGTTGAACGATAGAATTTCTTGTATATCCGAATCATAGTACGAAATACAGTGGATCCTATCGACGTCTTCATATAAGCCATTTGCTTCTAAATCAAAAATAAGGGTGGTCACTTACCTTTCCAATGATACGTCTTGTCTTTAAATTTTGCTTTTTCTATTGCCTCCTTGGTAGGTGGGTTAGGTTTCTTGAGATGAGTATACCACGGGTGTTCGTAGTTACCGTTCTCAAAAATCTGTGGCTGGGTTGAAGGTTGTGGTCTCAGCTTCATGTTCAATGAATTTGCAAGTGTTTAGGTCATACTCTAATTGGCACGCGACACCAACTTCGCCTGAATAGCGATTCTTAAGAACTCGCACTGTCGTAAGGCTTCGTTTAGTATCGGTCTGCTGGTCTCGTTCGAGTGCGAGTACGCTGTCACTAAGTTGGCCAATTGCCGCAGATCCTCTGAGCTGTCCAAGTGTGACTCTAGCTCCCTCTTCATGGTTTGTGTCACTGTTAGTCCTCCGTAAATGAGAGACAAGAAATAACGCAATTCCAGTGCGTTCGACTAATGATCTTAGTCTAGTCATGGTGGTATCTATCATGCGACGTTCGTCGCCGTCTAGTCCACTTAGAAGGATTGAAAGATGATCTAGGAATATAACACGGCACTCCAGTCCGGTTGCCATATATTCAATTCTATTATATATAAGATCTGGTTCGAAAGAACCAAAGCCATCAAAAAGATAGAGATTCCAATTGGCAATAGTTCGCTGGAAAATAGATTTGAGTTTTGATTCCTCATGTTCTCCTATATGTAAGGGTTCTTGTGCAGAGACAGACATGAGTCCGAGGGCGGTTCTCCTATTACTTGATTCAAGTTCCAAGATCCCAACCGACTCTCCCGAATCACATAATCCAGCTGCAAGCTCCCTACAGAATGATGTTTTTCCTGTACCAGAGCCTGCAGTAATTGTCGTAAGTTCTCCGTACCGTATCCCGTGAAGTTTCTCTTGTAATCCTTTGAATTTGTATTCATGTTGACATGGTGTTTCTGGTGTTGTTACTAGTGTTAGTAGTGACTTTCCATCGACTATCCCATCAGGTCTATAAGGTTTAGCATCCCATATAGCCTTTCTTATAGATTCTGCATCATCTGCCTGAAGCGCGTCAGATGCATCTTTATAGGTGACAAGGCGAGCAATTTTAACTTTACCAGGTGGTAATACGTTCGCCGCCTCCTCCGCAGCCTTGCGGCCAGGTTCGTCGGTGTCGAAAAATAATACGATTTCATCGTAGCCTTGAAGCCACGGAATTTGCTTTTGAATATCTTTCTTCGCTGACGCCGCGCCGTGAGGTAACGAGACCATAGGCCATCCTGACATTGCCTCGTAGCATGAGGCTGCATCTAATTCACCTTCAGTAATAACGACACGCTTACCAGTAGCAGGGAATAAATGCTGACCAAATAAGGTGTCAGTGGAAAGTCCTTCATATAAAAAGTCCTTTTGTTTAGTTTTTACTTTGACTCCCTTTAAGACACCATCATTGGTATAATAAGGAAATCTTAATGTGTTACCGTCTCTATATATCTTATAGAACTGGTTGGTTTTTACGGATATCTTTCGCTTCTGCAGCCTTACGGCTGAGCCAGTTAGGTGGACGGTGTTGCTCATTTGATGAGTGTGCAATTCTTCTTCGCCTGATGTACGACTATGACAGACGAAACAATAAGTGTGACCATCAGTGTACAATGAATTTGCATCGCTGGAGCCACACTTATCACAAGGCATGTGAGCTACGAACTCGCTCTCTGTATCAACCAATCGAGTGGTATATTTTGAAATGATGTCCATGGTATGTTATACCTATCGCACCATTGCGCGTATGTAGTTTTTGATTTTTTAGTTATGGTGTTAAAGGGTGATTGAAAGACCATTCGCAGATCTATATCTGGATTCTGTTCCTTAACACTTTTTATTTTTCTTCTATCTTCAGAGTCCCAATAGCCTTTACACTCTAGAATAACCCCATTAGGCAGGATAAAGTCAGGTGTGTAGTTGTGCGGGATCGTATAAGCAAATCGAGTTGTTTCATATTGAAAGTTAACATCAAGTCCTTTTAGTAAATCTCCGACTTTTTCTTCAAGCTTGGATCTGTATTTAGAAATCTTCTTCTTCGGTCTGGTCATCTGTAGTAGGAGTAACGTTCGGATCACTTGCTTTAAAGCCTGCGGTCTTCCCGAATAACTCAGCGACTTGGTTTTCATCTAGGTCTCCGGTGTCAACACCTGCCTCACTTTTTACTGAGACAACTTGTACACCAACCAACTTAAGACTACTACCATAGGTAACCCCATCCCGTAAGATATAAGGTTTTTGATAGAAGCCAAGTTTAACAGTAGATCCTCCATATAAAGGTGTTTTAACATCTGTAACGGGTGTTCCTTCTGTATCGACAACTGGTGGTCTGTTGTCCTCATTCCATGAGAACTTAATTTTGTACTTACCATCAGATACCTCCTCCCATGGTTCGGGTTTAAGTGTGGATCTTTTGGGGTTCTTTAGTTTTGATTCAGCCCACTTGAGTACTTCCTTACGTTCAGTGTCTAGCTTATTTACTACATCCTCACCTACTATAGCAGCTAAGGAGTAACCAAACTTACTAGGTGCAAGTACAGCTTGAAAGCCATCAAGGGTTACGGGTTTGTCAGTCTTGTGAATAGTTCTACTCACCAGTTAAAGCCTCCTCTAAGGATTTTGGTTCTGTCATCTCTTTAAGCTCAGAAGCTAAAGTGAGACGGTATTGGTTCATTTCCTCAAGTCTCTTATCAAGAGCATTGAGTTGGTCTTTCTTAGCAGCAACTTCAGCAGCTTTGAGTCTCTCTTCAGAGACAACAATAACTCTAGTCGGTGCAAAGAATGAGTCAAAGAGTGAATACATTAGCAAAAGAAATAAGTGGATTTCAATACATTGGAGGGTTCAAGGTCTCCAATAATCGGGGGTTCAGTCTCCGCTCCTATTTGGTTAGCGAAATCTGTTAAATAATCTTGTTTAGCAAAGAGATGCATATAGGTCTCTCTAACTAGTGTTGACAGGATAGACATATCCGTCGCTCTACATAATACACTGTCATGGATCAAAGCGATAGGGTGTTTGAACCGCATTGTAGCAATATGTAACAATGAAGCATCGAGTGAGTGGATTAAGTTAGGCGCAGTTGCAGCTTTGTGTCTAGCACGATCTACTTCGTTCTTATCTTCAGTAGCAACTGAAACCATACAACGACCTAATAGTTTTAACTCAATAATCTCTACTGCTTTCTTCATTATCTTCTGATGTACAACAAAGCCTGATGGTGTTATCCACTCTAGCTCTGAGACACCCCTAGATAAAGCTTTAGAGACCTCATCCTCTATCCACTTCATAACAGCCATTGGACCAGGTACAACTTTATGCATAGCGTCCCTGACAGCTGTGACAGTTTGAGTTAATTCATCTTTATCTATCTCTATGCCTTTCTCTTTAAGAGCATCTTTAATATATGTTCTATTAGAATAAGGTTTAGCATTGTAAGGTATAGTCATAACTACACGTTTACAGCATTTCCTATCCCAATATTCTCTTAATCTTTCAGGTATGTTACCTCTAGACATCATAGCCACTACCTTATAGGCATCTTGTGGCATAGGTGATCTAACTACATTAACTAACTTAGCTGTTGATTCATCTCTAGCTAACCCAGCTAATATTTGGAGACCACTACATGTAGCGTCTATAGCAATTGGTAAACTGGTTACCTTTCTATCACCTTTAATAACACAGTGATAGTACTCATCACATGCTGCTAAGAACTGCCAAGGTTCCTCAGCACTCTCCCATTGACTAACATCATAAGGATTAGTAGCAACCGCACTGATGAGTGTGCAGTTTTCTTTAACCCATTGCTGCCTCTCTTCCATTGGTGCTTTATCAAGACCAAAAGTTGTAGCAACTTGGAAACCTAACCACTTCTCAGCTTCAGGTGTAACCATTGAAGCTCTATCGAAGATTAAGAGTGCTTTCCCAAAGTCAGTATCTTGTGGTGTTAGGAATGAGGGTATAGGATACGCTCTACCTCTATAATCAAAAGACCATGGACAGTAGAACGTCTTATCCTTAAACCTCCTCGCTGCCTCAAGAGTCATCCTTGTACGACATGAACGTTTAAATGCACTAGCATTAGTATTCATGACCTCTGCAGCTTGCCTTCTGTAGGTCTTACGGCTATCCTTGTTAGTTTCTATATCAACAGGTTTAGGAGGTAGTGGCATTTCCACTATAGGGATAAACTTTCCTACACTAATCCCTCTGTTTTCTAAATGATCAGCTACCTTTAGTATAAAAGGATTTACACGATAGCCAACCTTCTGAATCTTATTGAGAAAAGATACGGGTGTTTCTCCCTGTATAGATGTGTGGTTACCACGTCTGACCATTTCATGGCCACGCATTACCTCATTTAGTAAATATCCCCCATGTTTTTCACCCCAATCATTAGGTTCTATCAACATTGGCCATGCAAGTGGAGCAAATAGCTCACTTTCTTTCATTACTCTGTCCTTGATCTCTAAGAATTCAGGTGTGGGGAATACATAAGTTACTCGCTTACGTCCTTGTTGTATTATGTCTTTGTAAAACCAGTTGCTAGTTTGCATTATACAATCTAATAACCAGCCTCCAAGTTTAACTCTATTAACCTGTCCCCATGTTAACCATGGTTGTACATCATAACGATTCATTAAGGTTTGTATTACTATAACCTTTTGCTTAGTACCGATGGATCTATGCCAATAGTTCTTCTTAAGTACATTCAATAGTCCTGGTGCTTTAGTTTCATAATGCCTCATTTGACACTCTGATTCTACTGCATGTCCAATCGCTTCACATACTTTAACAAGTTGATTGCTGCTTTCTTTATAACTAAAAACCTTGTCAAAGGTTAGTTTAAGAGCGATAGCTGCAGCTGCTAGTGGTTCTAGGTCTGCTAGGTACTGTTGAATCTCTTTAAAAGATTTACCTGCTTGACCTTTTCTTATTCGGTTGTTAGTATCTTCTATCTGTTTAACTACGAGTGGAAGTAAACTATCAATAGAAGCAATACCATAAACAGTAGCTGAACCATAGTCTTTCTGTTCTAAGTCCTTGGTATTCTTTCTAAGACGTTTAAGTCCTAATCTAATCTGATCCCGTTCCAGTGCTACCTGTTCCGCAATCTGTTGTGGAGTAGCCATAAGAATCGTCGATAACTTGGTCAATTAATAATGATATAATCTCATCGCGATGAGTGTGCTCTTTAGGTATTGAATCTATAGCTTTTCTATAGTATTCGCTTCTAAGTAATTGAATGTTCATTGCTCTGGATACATTTGGTGTACTTGGTATTCATCAACTATAGTAAATTCCTTACGAGCTTGCTGTAAATCTTCAATCTTCTTCATAGCATAAGATCGTTTAGAATACACATGCTCTTTGACTTTCTTAGTCTTTTGATCTGTCTCCCTGATTATACAACAGACAGAGCTAGGTAACTCCCATCCAGCAACTTTCCAACTCATAAAGTCATCAAACTCATGAGCAAGAAAGAATTCATCAGGTGAGTCCTTGTACTGTTGCCAGTTGTTATGGAAGTAGCGTTGTTTTTTCTTGGTCATCTTTAATAACGTCCTTGAGTTGCCAGTTTGAACCACGTGCTATCTCATTAGCTTGCCAACATGCATCTTCTGCATCCTTGGCTAACCTCCAGACAGAGAATGGTTCTTCAGTTGAGTCCTTGCTTTGGAATGTCACTTTGTACATTTCAAGAGCTGCTTTCATAGGTTCCTCCATTGGGTATAAGTCATAGTATGCAGAATCCATAGACATGAACTAAGTCCTTTTGTAGGGTTTATCAACTAGAATCCAGATGAAATCATCATCTTGATCGACAATTTCTACTTCTTCTGGACATTGATCCAACCAGTTGTTGATTTCGTCTTTTACTTCTAACATTGAACTAAGTCCTTGATGAGTGTGAATGAGTGTGCAATCAAATAATAAGAAGCTTTCTTTTTAAAGCTTTTAATTTATA